AATCTAATTGCAATATTGAATCAAAATTATTGCTTTGTATATCTTCAGCCGTTTTAGGAGTTTCATCGTTATAATTCCAAAACGCACCAGCTAATAAGTTCCTTGTAGCTAAATGTTCATATTCGACTCTGGCATATTGCAAAGGAGAAAAGAACTCAAAACTACTTCCAGCTAATCTATATATATCAGTAGTATCTGGATTTGATTGGTCGTGGTTAATACTGTAATCCTTTGTGCCTCCAGTTAACGAACCTAATAGCGGATAATTATATTCATATACGGAATTGGCATTAAGATATTCATTAACTTGAGTGATGTAATATCCTGTCGCAGATGATAAAATTCTGCATCCAAACGCCTTGCATATTTCATTCAATACATCGTAGCAAGATTTATAAACGTAATTACCTTTAGTGTCAATATGGTAGAATGCTCGATACGGAATTCTCGCCTTTGTTAATACTGTATTAGTTGATGAATAGGTATATTCCTCACTATGCCAATTAATTACCGCAGACCATAATGGTTCTGTGAATGATGCGTAAGCGTATCCAACACTACCTAATTTTAGGAATATATCGTTTATGTGTTTGAATATTGTAGCCTTGCCAGTATATGGAGAACCGTTGTTGTTGTAATCGATGTTTTTTAAGGTATTTAAACCATCCTTTGCCTTTAATGTAAATGAATAGCCTAAATTCAAATCTACGTCCTCAATCGAAACTAAATCGGTTAAAACGTATCCAACCCATTTATAGGTTGTTTCCTGTCCTAATTGATTAGTTCTAATATAAACGAAATATTTATTTTCATAACTCGATACCAAATCTTCCACAAACGCATTCAAATCCGCAGAGTTAATGAACATATCTACGGCAGCTTCACTACTAATTATAGTATTAAACCTTTCATCGTCATTACCACCAACATCGTATTTAATTTGGACTCCAAGACAATCAAATTCAATAGGTGTGCCGGTAAAGGTTGATTCGTGTATCTGAATTTGGTATTCAGCACCAGCCTCGCTAAAGAATGTTGATATGTATTTTTCTGCCATTATCTATTACGATTTCTTTCCGCTCGTTCAACAACTAATAATAAATCCGATCCTTGTAGTTTCGTAGATGCTACGAATCCGTTATTATTTATAGTTCCGGATAACATACTCCTCAACTTATCCAAAGGAGCAACCACCTCCGGATTCGATAGACTCGTTCCACTTCCTTCTCCAACTAATGCCATAGTTGGTCCGGTTACTAATCCCCCAGATGCGAGTCCGGGTATGCCTAAACTACCACCTAATATTTTTCTAAATGAAAACGCGCCACCAGCAGCACCAGAACCCGGAAATAATATATTCATTATTGCACTTAATATAGCTGCTTGCGCTACGGCTTTAATTAAGTTTACTATTAAATCCTTTACGCCTCTTACTAATGCCTTGAATACATTTTGCCCGGATTCTAATGCGTTAAATACGCCATCTATGATTGGTGTAATTGAATTGCTTAAAATATCAAAGGTTGCGTTTACCCTGTCGGTAATACTGCTATTTTTTTCTAACTCAGTGTTATAAGTCCTTAACTGTTCAGTAGCATTTTCAAAGTTAGGTAATAATGCAGTTGTATATGCTTGACTTTTATCAATAGAACCAGTAAATGCATCTCCACCACCGCCACCGGTTACGGTTGTGGTTGGTTCAGTTCCGGGTATTACTACATTAGCAGCTTCTTGTTTAACTCCAAATATGGCTTTTTTAGCCCTATCGATAAATGATTCTATTTTATTTTCAGAATCTGTAAAGTTTATTTCTCCAAACGCATCGCTAACTATTGAAGGTAAATCAGTTAAATCATTTTTTAATTTATTAAATGATGTCCTAATGTTTTCAATATTACCTGATTTTATTGCACCCAATAACGATGTAAAATTGAATAATTGTTTACCAAGTTGCAACATCAAAGTACCAAACGCAACAAAGGTTTTGAGTAATCCATTTACTACCTTTCTTACGTTTTCAAATTCGTAATACATTGCCCCAATCAATGCAACAACTCCAATAATAATTCCAGTTGGACCAGCTAAACCAATTATCATTTTAAATAAACTCCCCATTGATTTTGCCAACCCACCAATAACAGTTGCAAATTTGCCGATTACAAAAGTTGCAGGTCCAATTGCAGAAACTATTAAAGCAATATTAATGGCAGTTCTTTTTGCTTCTGGTGATAATTCATTGACCCTTTCAACTAATGCGTCAATTAAATTTGTTAGTTGCTGAATCCTTTCTCCTAAATTTGTTGATTCTATTATTGATTTACCTAATTCGGCAAAAGCATTTTTAGCTGCATCTTTAAAGTTGCTTATTCTACCTCCTAAAGTTCTTGACTGTTCCCCCATTCCGTTAAAAAACTTACCACCTTCTGATGCAGTTTTTCTTAAAATACCATTTAACACTTCAAAGGTTACTCCACCATCTGCTACAAATTTATTAAATGCTTTACCAGTCAATCCGGTCTGTTCTTGCAACATTTCAAATACTGGAATACCCCTACTTGCAAGTTGTCGCAAGTCTTGTGTAAATGCAACACCAACTGTTCTTGCTTGTCCGAGAATTAATGCAATATCGTTAATGTTACTTCCGGTTGCAGCTGCAATATCCCCAAGGTATTGTAACGAATCTAATGCTTCATCAGCTGCAAACCCAAAAGCCATTAATTGAGAAGATGCCTCAACTAAATCTCCGACCTCAAACGGAGTTGATGCAGCAAATTTCTTAATTCGTTCAAATACAGCTGCACCAGCTTCGGCTGATCCGGTTAGAACCCTTAATCGTGCTTCAAGTTGTTCAAACTCGACTGCACTCGCAACGGCAGCACCTCCAGCACCTAATATTGGCAGAGTTAATGCTTGAGTTAAATTAGAACCTAAACGTTCCATATCGCGTCCGAATTTGTTCATCGAACGCTGCGCCTTGGATAGATTTTTTTGGAAATTTTCTATCCTTAACTTTAATATTACGTTTAAATCCTTTGTTGCCATTACGCTTGATTTTTGCCGTGTTGACTTCTCATCCACTCGTCCATTCTGCGCCTAAATTCTTTTTGATGTTCAGTTACAATTCGTTCTTTTGGCTTTTCTGTTTTCTCCCAATCAAATTGAATCAAGTCTGTCATTTTTATTTTCTTACCTTTCCCGGCATAAGGCTGGATTCCAATCGTAGCTAACCACCTTGTCCGTTCCCATTCGCCTTGAAACCGTAACCGTTCCCTTTCATTATAACCTTTAATTGCGTCCATTATGTCTCGAAAATCAGCGGAATAAAAATCTTCCGTACTCATTCCGATTTGACCGATTGCAATCTCTCGAACCTTTGTCCACGTCATACTTTCACTTGAGTCTGATGCGCTTTCGTTCGGCTCGTTTTCGTTTTTTTTTCTGCATCTGGCATCGAGTTAGAGAACAGCTCCATTACTCGATTAATCGCAGCCATATCCTCGTCAAATTCATCACACATATCCTCAAACGTCCAATCAAATGATTTACCTTCCTTTCGATGTCCATCCCTTAATGCTTCGTATATTAGCTTTAAGGTATTTTTGTAATTCAATGTTTCCTGACCTAATGTTAAAATAGAAATGCCCGTTTCCTCCTCGAACCGTATCAGGGTTGCATTTCCGAAGGAAACAGGCACTTCCGTATTGTTTATTTTTGTGAATCTAACCATTGTTATCCGTTTTTGTGGTGTGATTAATTTTAGTTAGTTCCGCGATATACCGCACCAGAGATTGTAAAGGTTGCGGATACAGATGTGTTATCTTCCACCGGTGTGTTTACTTCCCAAGATGTGCAATACGCGGAGAAGGAATAGAAATTGTATCCAGCCGTGTTTTCAGTCAAAGTCAAAGCCAAAACTGTGCCGTTGTCTAAAGCATCAAATAATACATCAGGTTGAACGTTAGAACTTGTTTCATTATATAACGCTTCAACTGTTAACGTAGCCGATTTCTGTCCGGGTTTGTTACTAACCCAACCACTTGAAGGAGAATCTTTTGTCAAGATGTTTCTCATTTCTCTGGTAACTGATAGAGTAGCTGATGTAGCTTCTCCGATTGCCGTTGACCCATCCTTATAAACTCGCAGGTCTGTTCCGTTAATTATGTCATTTACTGCCATTGTCTATGATTTTTAATTTAAAATAATTTTTTGCGTTTTTTAATTTTAGGTAATGGGATTTCTTCCTTTAATTCAACCGGTTCTTTCGTTTCATCCACAAATCCGAATGGTAATATCTCAACACAATATCCTTCTTCGATTAGCTCCAATGCCTTCTTTCTCATTATATGCACCATACGCCCAGCTTCAATCCATTTGTTTGTAGATGGATTAAACCAGTCTTTTATAAATCTTACTTCCATTATCGTTCACGTTTTAATCGTATATCAAAATCTAAACTTTCCCAAAACACGCCCAAATCTTCATCGTATTCGCCATCATTTTGCCCCTGGAAACGGATTCGTTGGATGGCTTGGCTTTGAACCGTTCCTGTATAAAAATCCAAAGCGGATCGAACCGCATTTGATAAAGTTACATTGGCGTCATATTCTAATGCGTAGCAATCGATTTGTACCGAAATAGTATCTAATGGACTAACCCCATCTTTGGTCATAG